TATAGGTGTTTTAACACCTATGGAGTTAGGGATGCAATACAGCCCGAAAACGCAGTTTTTGGGCGCTATCCGCATAACCAAGACCTAAGGATTTTTTAAATCCTGGTCGGTTAAAGGATACTGAGACTGGTTTGATAATAAAATATAAGTCACTAGGTTTGTCTAATTTAAATGTATTTTTACCATAATCTTCATTCTTATCATAGATTAGTTTAGTCTTCAAATAATTTAATATATTTTCATCTATAGTTTTATCTTGGATAAAATATTCTGACATTGCAGTGAGAATTTCATATAATGAATCATTAGGTAATAATAAATACAATTTACTGTTCTGCATTTTCTTTCCACTAATTAGGTTAATAAATTTATACGAGCTTTGTCTCAATATTTTACCAAAATGAATCGCATCCTCTTTATTAATAATTTTAATTTCTAGCAAATATTCACTAGATACATCATCTATATAAGATACTAAAGAATGACCTATTAATTTATTTTCAAATTTAATTTGATATTGAAAAAGATATTTATTACTTGGTATATTTATAAAATTCATTATTTTAGTTATTCTAATCAGTTATATTAATATCAGTTATTCTAATATCAAATAAAAAAAAAAATAAAAACTCAAATAATTAAAAACAAGACAAATTGATTTATCAACTTATTTGTTATTCATTTAAGATTTGCTAACCCATATCCAAATATTTGAACGAGTACAATGCTTACTTTCTAGCTTCTACAACATCTTTTGGAATAAGACCCTCCAATTCCATACTGCGAATCAGCCGCGTCATTCCAATTCCACCACCACTACGAGTAATAAACTTATGTGATAAGAACTCATCCATTTCACGGTCTACCCGCTCACGACCAAACTGATTATAAAGCAACTTAGAATACATACCACCTGAAATAGTTTTAAACCGGTTGCGCATATCATCTGCATCACAACTACGTTCAGCACTACCAATAGTCTCCATTCCTGACATGATAATATCAATCTTCTTTGCAGTTTTACCATCATTATTACGCTTCATATTCCAAAAAGGAGAAGTATATTCTGGGAAGTTTTGTAGAAAAAAGACCTTGTGACCTTGGTCTTTGTATAACGACATTTCTTCCTTACTGGAAATATCATTCACTTCCATCTTTCTAGCAACAGCCTCATATTGTCCTTCCGCAAATGTATTTTTATTTCCATAACCTAGGAATTCTAGTAATTCTTTTTCCATTTTCTTCATTTCAACAAAATCACCCTTGAGCTCAAACTCAAACATAGGGAAAATAATCTCATGGCGCCCTGGAATTGGGTCCGGTTCATTACGATATGAAGTACTAACACAGAAATATCCAGGTGGCTTAGGGTCCTTTAGAAGTTCATATTCCAACCACATCTGACCTGTTTGAGGTAGAGGCCAATGTGAAGCTGCATAGTTATATATACTAATAGTACTGGGGTCTTCGCATGCAGCTAGAATACTAAGCCTATTTTGGGTATGCACCTCCACATACTTCTTCGAAAGAAAAAACTGCCGGAGACGGTTTGCAACATAACTAAACTTATGCGAATTAATAATCAGACTAGACATTCCTTAGCAATGATAAAATATGCAAGAATATTATTTAATAAAATTACGAACCCTTATTAATTTTGAAATATTATTATTTTTTTATATTAACGAATTATCTAGAAATTTGAAATTCTAGAAATATTTATACATCAAAAATAAAACTTAGAAATAAATACTAATAAAGAAATATAAAAATCATCCAGATGTTCTTACTATAAATACAAATATATTTATAAATATGTCTCACGTCAAATACATCCAATCCTTAAAGAATGTTATATTTAGTAAATTAATTCATCTAGGGATAATTAAATCGGGTTCCTTTACACTTAAGAACGGTTCCAAATCTAGTATTTACATGGATATGAGACAATTAGTTAATTATCCACATTTTTTTTCGTATTTGACAACAATACTTTATCTAGAATATCCACAATTAGTTGATTTATTATCACAATCCACTAGTAAACTAATACCTATTCCGTTAGGTGGATTGCCGCTCGGATTCCATCTAGCATATGAAAAAAAGATACCAATGCTAATGATAAGAGATAAGGTTAAAGACCATGGTACTAAAAAAATGATAGAAGGTGTTATTAACTCTAGCGACCAATATATTTTTATTGAAGATGTTATTACCAGCGGCTCATCTATTATTCAAGCTCTTGATAACATATCCGACCATTTGACAAATTCTAATAATCTAAATAAAATACAGGCAATTATTTGCATATGTAATCGTGGTGATATAGAAACATTACAAAACATACCAATCTATAGTATTTTTACACTAGCTGAAATACAGGAATATATTTCAAATTATCTAGTATTATCACCATCCAATGAATTAAATAATATTTCTTATTTTCTATATGGAACTAAATTTAGTGATAAGTTATATCAATTAGCCCTTATAAAAAAAAGCAATATAATAATTTCATGTGATTTTATGACGAATCAAGAAATATTGGAATTTTTGAAAGTTATTGGACCATATATAATTGCAGTTAAATTACATTTAGATATTTTAGAATCATCTAGCTATTCCCAGTTTATATCGGAACTAAATTTCTTGAAAGATTTACACAATTTTCTAGTAATAGAAGATGCAAAGTATGCTGATATTGATTCAATTATGATAGAAAAAATTAGCCATTCACAACTTGCTATTAATAAAATTGCAGATGCTTTTACTATGCATGCCGTTGCTGGATTAAGTATTCTAGAAGGTAATAAACTAGGAATTCCTGGAATAGTTGTTGCAGAGATGAGTTCTTCTAATACAATTATTACAAATGAATATACACAGAAAATTATTGATATAATCAATAAACAGAGTGCTGTGGAAAATATGAATATGCTAGGTGGTGTTGTATGCCAATCTCAAATTCCAAAAATAATAAAGCCATTTGAAATAGCTACTATGTCGCCAGGTATTAATCTAGAAATTACACACGATTCGCATAATCAACAATATAATATACCGGATTTAAGAGGTAACAATAAAGTAGGATTATTCTGGATAGTTGGACGTGGTATAACAATATATAAGAACAATCATGAAAAATTAAAAGAAATAATGAATAAATATCAATCTAAAGGATGGGACTATTTCATTAAGTATTGATTTTTCTACTTGCTTCTAGAAGATATCCATCCCTAGAAGCTATCATTTTTGTATTTTTCATATATGATAATCTTATCTATAATATATTGAGCTGGTTTTCTTTTAATAGTAGAACATATCATATATTTCCATATAAGTTTCAGATATTCTAATATAAGCTTCTTATCATCTTTAGAAATAGATAAGATATTTAATAAAGGATTATGATTACTAAAATATTTGGCTTTTATCTTTTCCCGCAATATTTGTAATTTATTCACATCCATTTTCATATTCATATTTCTAGATAGCAACTCATCTATAATCGCTAATATTTCAGTATCAAAATACAATAGAAATTTTATTATAATTAAACCGATGCATAAAATATCAAACTTCTGAGATATTTTTAAATAATCTGAGTCTTTTAATTGGGTCAGTACTTTATTCATATACTTTACTGGCACATGTCCATTTTCTTTACAATTACCTATCTTTGCTGCATTTGACTTACTAAATTCATTAATGTTTTCATACTGTTGCCATGGTATCATAGTATTATTTACAACATATTGCTGAATTCCATTTTGATCTTTAGGACAGCCACAACCTAAACCAAAATCCGTAAATTTCACCTTTATTTCCCCTGGCTCAATAAATGTAGATACCAATATACTATTTTGTGTGATATTTTGATGTGCAATACCTGTATCATGAATTTTTGCCAAAGCATGCAATAATGATTTTATTAGAAAAAAGGCAATCTTATAATAACTATTATGTGATGCCTCTTTTTTTGCTAATTTTAACATATAACTATGAAAATGCCCTAGAGAATATCCCTTAAAAACAGGAAATATTGTGTAAATATGATTCTGATGAATTTTATAATCTATACATGGATTTACATGTTCCCTAGCGATTGAATTGCTAGACAAATATTTTAATATATTGAGTTCAAATTCTAATTGCCATGTCTGCATTATATTATTAGATGGTTTGGAATCAAGTTGTATTTCTTTGCAAATTACACGCCGGCCTTTTGCATCCAATGCTAGATACAAATTACCATGAATACCACGCCCTAGATACTTAATTATTTTATATCTTAATGGTTGTAAATTTGTATCTTGTTTATTAGCATTATTAGTACTATAACTAGCATTACTATTATTTACAATTGATGTAATTTGTTCTAATCTTATTGGATTATTTAAATCATCATCGCTAGTAATATTTATTCGCTCAATATTTATATTTGAGTATGAATTTATATTATTATTGGGACTTATAACAGTGTTTATATTCAATAATTGTTGGTTCATTATTGTATTTCCTTATTTCCCAATATAACTAATTTATATATAGAATTTAATTAAGTTGTTGGATAAATGCTTATTATCCCAAAAATGAATGATAATGTTAATTCTGGTCAAAATATAAATTTACAAATTGATAATGATGTATATATAATTGAATCTAGCGATATTAAAGAATATGAAATAATGATTGAAAATATGAAAAAAGAATTATTATGGTGTAAAATGAAATTGAATTATCTAGAAAGAATAGTTTTACTAATGCTAGAAGAATCCTATCATTAATTATTCATACCGTCTTAAATTTAATTTATTACACCAATAAAATAAACCAATACACGATGAAAAATTATTATATTCCACTTAAAAATATTTTAAAACTGGTGTATCGCAAGCCACAGCAAAAGCTGTGGCTTTCGGTAGGGTAATGTACAATTTACTATTTATGAATAACATCTAGATATAGGGTTTGCTAAATGGTGTTTCTTCATAGTTGAACTTTGGTAAAATGCTACCTACATTAGTTAGTGAAACGGTATCTTCAGTATTGGCCATACTACCATCTGGATTTAATTCTAGAGCGTTGATAGGTAGTCCGCGGTCGACTAATCCAGTAAGTTTGCGAGCATTAGGATTTGCAGCTTGACAAGCGCTTACATGTTTTTGTGGAACATCCCAATAAACGGGAGGAACATAAGTATATCCAGGCATCCATTTCTTAGCCTGTGTATAATTTTGCACTACTAGATTACCTGCTTGGTCTAGATTCAAATCATCATAAGCACCACATAGCTTTTTCGGTTGCCCGTTAGAATCCAGTGTGGTTAGTTGTGGTATAGTAGTTGCCGGGCTAGTGGTTGCCGGGTTAGTATTTGCACTAGTAGTAGAAATATTATCAAATGTAGATTTGTTAGAATTGCTAGATGCTGCTGACCCGATACCAATGGCATTAGTATTAGGTGGAGTATTCATTCCATATGCATTAGGCGTATAATAATCAATATAATCACTTGCTTTTGCATAGGTATTGGGATTCCATTTGCCTTTATTATAATCTACCATACTTTGAGACCAATTTTTAGATGTATCCATATAATCTAAATCCGAACTCCATATGTTACTACTAGGTTTCATGGTATTAGGAAAAGACATATTATCCCCAACTCCTAGAGATGATGCTGTAGAAGCTAAACTTGGTACATTTGGTACACCTAATCCACCTAAACTAGTCATATTCATTCCTTGCATATTTAAATCTTGTGATAAAGAATTCTGCGCACCCTTACCAATTTGAATCTGAGGAACAAAAACACTTTCAATTCCACTACCTGTAATACCAGAATTAAGAGTCGCTTTAGTAGTAGCCGGTGTTATATCTTCAAAATTAGATTGAGAATGTTTGGTGATACCTAGAAGACTATTCACTTGACTAACAGCATCAGAATCTATTTTATTTTTAGATAATGATGTGAGAGTATGCTGTGTATTCTGAGGTGTAGTATTTTCTTCGTCATCAGTATTAAAATATTCTTTAGATTTACTAGATTCTAAGATAACAATATCGTCCATTTTATTCTTACCTTTGGATTTATTTCCACGCTTACGTGCTGTAGTAAATCCTTCTAGATTTGTGCTATCATCTAGATTTATATAATTCATTGATGCCCTAACAATGGCTATTAAAGCAACTACAAGTAATCCAATTTCTGCAATATTCATATTTTTATTGTATTCATTATAAAATACCAAAACTGCAACTATGATTAACATAATCGCTAGATACATTTTTATTAAATAAGGAATATATTCTATATGTGATATAGATTTTAATCTATTTTCTTTAGAACAAAAATCTAGTATTATTCTAGAATCCAATAATCTGCAATAAGGTAAATAAGATAAATAAGGTAAATAAAAACAAATGGTTTCAGTTTATAATAAAACATCAATTAATATAGCTGGAGTAATATTAATTTTTTTAATTCTAGTAGGTATAATAATAATATTACGTAATAAGACATTTGATAATTTCATTGTATTTCTAGATGATGTTGCAATTCCAAAAAACTGTTGGGATTATTTAGTTACTAACGGGCATGATTTTTTTCTATTTAATTCTCGTGTATTGGTAGATTCCGTTAATAATCCTTTGAAATTTCCCACAAAACAATCAGCGTTAGATTATCTCAAGAAAGTAGGATGCTCGGTTGAGATACCGTTTGTAGATTTAGTAATGAGGAAAAAGATAGAAGACCCCACCGTATCATTTCAAAGGGAATGCAATCGGACAATAGCACCAAACTTATTTGATTTAGATATATGTGGAACTTATGGGAATGATAATGATACACTTACTAACAAATACCTTGCAAGAGTGAATAAAATAGAAA